ACGCTTGGGCTATCGACAATATCCGTAAAAACGCAGTCAACGGGGTAGTCCGCAGGCTATATCCAAATGCAGATGTTGCTACGCAAAAACGTGTGGCTGCTGACATTGTGGAACAAACCCGTCCCTTGTTAGTTGACGCTGTAGAAGATGCTGGTGGTACTGGATACCGTCAATATCTTAAAGACTATTCTCTTGGGATGCAGGCTATCGGGCAAACTAAACTTGGCTCTGATGCCATGAAACTGTATCTAAACGAGCCAAAAACCTTTGTAGAACTGGTAGAAGGAAACCGGCCTGAGTTAGTAGAAAAGGTGTTTGGGCCAAACAGTTACAACATATTTAAGGAACTGTCGGCAGATATTCAGCAAAAACTTGGAAGAGTTTCTACTGAAGTCAAGCGGGGTGAGGCAATCAAAGCCCAAGCCACAGCCGGTGAGGATCGTTTGGTTGAATTATTTAAAGAAAACGCACCTAACTTTAGAATCCCAAACTGGTTCACAGTCTGGGTTACTACTACCAATAAGTTGCTAGGAGCGTTTGAGAACAAACTTGGTAAAGATACACTGAACGCACTGACTGAAGGTGCAAAGTCTGCCCAAAACTTTGAGCGACTAATCAATTCGCTGCCAGCAGTAGAGCGTGGCAAGGTATTGAGTACCCTTAATGACCCAACATTCTGGGCACAATTCCGTACCACGGCTGGTGCTACCGCAGCCGGTATGCAAGAGGCAAGAAAGAAAAATCAACCATCTACCCAACCATCTCAGATGGGCGGCGTAACTGCAATGCCCTCACCTTTTTAGGAGAAATTATGCCGTTAATGAAAGGCTCTAGCCAAAAGACTATCTCTAAGAATATCGGTGAGATGGTAAGCAAGTACAAACGTACTGGAAAAATCGGCACTTCCCGTCCGTCTAGTAAACGTGCCGCAATGAAACAGGCCGCAGCCGCAGCCTATTCTTCTGCTCGAAAGGCAAAACGATGAACAAGAACTATCAAGAAATGTCACCTAATGAGAAGCGTGAGGCTGATCGTTCTGCCGCACGTAACTCTGCTAACGAGACTACTGGCTCAGAAGATGCCATGAGAGCGCGTGGTTTACGCCCCATGGAGCCAAAAAAGATGAACCGTTCCAAACGGAAAATGGATAGATAAATGGAAAAAGAAAGCGATTCCAGAAAAGGTGATCCAAACAGCGAAATGGTTAAAAGAGATACAAAGTATTTCATAAACCAGATACGTGCTGATGAACGTGTTGCGCCAAAATTTAAGGGCAGAAGTATGGATGATCGTAGTATGGATCGTGCCAAACGCAAGGAGCGCAAGGCGTGAGCAAGAAACAAAAGGGGCTGAACCCGGAATTAGAAGAGGCAGTGAACACTTTATTACGTCAAGTAATGACTGACTCTACCGCTTCTTTGACCGACAAGACTAAGGTATTAGACCGCGCATTGAAACTGGAACAGATCAAACAAAAGATTTCAGACGATGAGTGGGGTAAAGGTTTTTATAACGATGATGAAGGAGAGTAACAATGGAGTGGGCTGTCGTATTGAAAGTAGTCCGTGTGGCGATGGAGGTAATCTCTATGCGGTTATTGACCATATTATCTATGGCGATGAGTTTTGGACTGGCTCTGTGGACGATGCAAGAGCCTTCTTGGGAGCGTATGGCGATGGCTGCGTTTTTTGCCGTGTGCGTCTTTTTACCCTGCATTAACATTGAGAGGTTAAGAAATGAAAGTAAAGATAAGCAAGACTAGCGTCTACATGAATGGCGGCATGAACGGCGGTGAGTACAAAAAAGGGCCAGCCGGTGAACCATATCGGCCTGCTGTCATCACTGACGCTTGTGGGCACATGAAGCCCACGCGCACCAATCCGGGCGGCTTTGTGGGAATCTTTGATTACTCTGGTTCCAGCAGCACCAAGAAGTCACCCACTTCCAAACCGGGGAATGGACGGTAAATCATGGCTAACAACATAGCGTTTCAGGCTACGGGTAACACGTTTGCAATCGTAACAACCACGGCTAACACGGCAGTAAATAAGCCTGTCACTGGCGTTACGCCAAGCAATCAGTACAAGGTTACAAGCGCCAATACAACGGCGTTTGTGCGTTTGTCTGAGTCTAATGCAAACGCTGTGTTGCCCACTGGTACTACGTCACAACCCGGAATCTGGCTTGCCAACGGGGAAAGCGTAGTTATCACTGCCCAACAAACCAGCGTAGATAAAACTATCTATGTATCGGTTATCTCGGCAGATACCAATGGCGTAGTCTTTGTGACTCCGGGAGAGGGCATGTCCTAATGGAAAATCGAGAACAAGATACAGCAAGAGAAGTTGCTGGAAAGTCCATTGGTCGCTTTGGACTTTTCTACATTACTTTGATTGTTTTAATCGGAGTTGGTTCTAGTTACTTTTTGTCTGAAGCGGCAATTACTGCTGTTATGACAATGATTGGTGGCGCTCTTGTTGCTCTAATTAACATGATGAACGGCATTGCTGGAACCAAAGATAAAGAAGAAAGGCCAGAATTTGCGGTCATTCAAAACTTAATTACACGTTTAGATCAACGTGAAGCGCCTATGCAGGTGGACGTTGAGAACGGTAAGGTCACGGTTCGCAAGGGCGATGATATGGTAAAGATGGGGGCGAAGTAATGATTCCATTGGCTGCTTTATTTGACGTAGGAATGAAGGTTTTAGATAAGGTTTTGCCTGACCCAGAGGCTAAGGCCAAGGCCCAAGCAATGCTTTTAGAAATGCAGCAAAAGGGTGAACTTGCCAAACTTCAAGCCGACATGAATGAGCAAGACAACCTGACCAAACGGGCTGAGGCCGATATGAAGTCGGACTCGTTGCTATCTAAAAATATCCGGCCTATGACACTGATCTTTATTCTTCTAACTTACACTGTTTTTGGAATGATGTCTGCTTGGGACATTGAGGTAAACAATAACTATGTAGAACTCTTGGGTCAGTGGGGGATGCTGATTATGTCCTTTTATTTCGGGGGGAGGACTCTTGAAAAGATCATGGACATGAAGGCAAAGAAATGAAATTATCGGAGAACTTTACGTATGATGAACTTACAAGAAGTGAAACAGCGGCTCGTCACGGGTTTGACAACACTCCAAACGAAGGTGAAGTCGATAATCTCAAGCGTCTTGCGGCTCTTCTCGAAGAAGTAAAGAAGGCTGTTGGCGGCAAGCCAGTAATGATAAATAGCGGTTTTCGTGCAAAACAAACTAATGATGCTGTTGGGTCAAAGGATTCCAGCCAGCATAGGCTTGGCTGTGCCGCAGACATACGTGTACCCGGAATGACCCCACGGCAGGTTGTAGAGGCTTGTATCGAGGCTCAGGTGCCATTCGATCAGATTATCCTTGAGTTTGATTCTTGGACGCATATCTCTGTGGCTAACACGCCTGACGATGCGCTGCGAGGACAGAAGTTAATTATTGACAAACAAGGCACTCGGAACTATGCCTAAAAAGAATGTGTCACTAGCCATCGGCAGGGGTGAGAAGTTACCAGTAAGCCGTGGCGCAGGGCTGACAGCCAAGGGTAGGGCTAAGTACAATCGGGAGACTGGGAGCAATCTCAAGGCTCCAACAAAGGACACCAGTAGCGGCAGGCACAAATCCTTTTGCGCTAGAAGCCGTAACTGGAAAGGTGAACGCGGCAGGGCCGCACGTAAACGATGGGGGTGCAGATGAAAAAAGGTCTTTACTACAATATCAATAAACGCCGTAAAGAAGGCAAGCCACCGAAACAACCGGGAGACAAGGGCTACCCTACGAGGGAGTCGTTCATTCGATCAGCCAAGACTGCCAAACCATATAAGCGTAAGACTTCACGCTAACCTCTCCTTCCCCTCTACTCCTCAGAGGGCTTGAACCCCCCGGCCTTGTGCCGGGGTTTTTTTATATTTTGTTTACCTGATCGCAAATCACGCTGGCTATCGTAGCCCTGATCTCAGCGCTTCCATCCACCATCTTTGCCACTACGCGATTATTCGAATCAATGATCTCAATGCTGCCATCCCTACGCGACATAACCACCCAAGGCACAGCGCACATATCCTTAACCCATTCTGGCTCACTACCCTTCTCATGTTGCCACCTCTCCTGATCGTCAGCCATTTCGTGTAATGTACTCATTGCTTGGTTCCTCTTTAGTTTCTACCAGTTGCCCAGAAAAGTTATACGTTCCAAAGTGCCCAATCTTGCACCAAGGAGCAGCCCACACTTTACCGCCAAGTTTTCTCCATTGGTGACAAAAGTGGTAATCTTCACTTAGAAGCCGCTGGCTTTCAGGGTCTATGCTTTCCGTAAAAAATCTGTAGACCTGCTTGCCTCCGGGCATGTGACTCATATCGTTTCTAAATATGGGCGTGGTTGGAATCATCTTCTCAAAGACTTCCCGCTTGATCAGCATGATCCCCGTGCCACCTGCTGCTATCTCAAAGGGCTGGTTGTTTGGTACCGTGATGCTGGCAGAGCCATCAAGCAAGTTAACCACAAACGATCCAGTGAACTTAGATAAGTCCTCTTCACCGCGTAATGCTGCTGCTTTGACTGTAGCCCAGTTGATCTCTTTCTTTGGGCACATGCCAACGATAACCTCGCGGTCAGCCATAATCATGTGGTAAATGTCAGAGCCGCGCCATTGCTGGTCTGCATCAATAAATAGTAAGTGCGTGTTATCAGTCTCTAGGAACTGGCTAACTAGGTTGTTCCTTGCCCGTGTAATCAGGCTCTCATTAAACATGAAGGCACAAGACAGCCGAATGTTTTTGCTGCTCAGTACCCCAGACATATCCAACAACGACTGCACGAATACGCCCGTACAGTTTCCACCGTACATTGGCGTAGCCAAAAAAATCTTGATTTTCGGTTCTTCCATACTGCCTCCAATTAGTGAGGGGTGCCAGAATCGCTGCCCCTCGTCAACGTCCTAATCACCGTCTTTTGGGGACGGATGCACCTCTGGCTGTGCGGGGGGTAATTCATTTCCTAAAAACTTGAGCATGTCCTCCCATCTGACTAAGGCCAATGACTTCTCGCCATCAGCCCTCATCACTACGATGGGAGTCTGCCCTTCCTTACATGATGCCTCTGCCTGCTTCATAAACTCATATACAGCGATTTTGCGGCGGCGCTTACACTCGATCACAAACTGCTCAAGGATAATGTCACCCTCGCCAGACTCCTGATACTGCACTAGGTTGCGCCGTGTCTTGTAGCCAAGGATCATGTACAGATCATTGACTATATCTCTTTCGTACTGCGCCCCGCGCTGTCGCTGTAACTTACCCATTAGAAGCAGGTTGTGTTGCAGTTACCGTTGTAGCAACATGTCGTACACATAATAAACTTACCGCCTGAGTTTACAGTGTGCGTAGTGCAGTTAGCGTAAACCGTTCCTGCAAATGTCAAACCTATCACCGCCATAAAAATTTTCTTCATTTTTGATTCCCCTTAAAAAGGTACATCGTCATCCAAGTCATCTACTGACTTGCTAGGAACTGGTTGCACGTTCTGCTTGTAGCCGGGATCGGGCTTCCAGTTATCTTCTTTCAGGGAGATTAGTGGCCCCCGTCCAGATTGCTTAGTCCATGCAGCAATCTTCAATGTTTCGCCTGCTGCATAGGCACGTTCTAATTTTAACTCTCCCTTCCAATCTGGCCCTGCTCCACCTTCTGCTTTTTTAGTATTGGTGAATAGTACGCCAGTCCCCGGTTTGCGCTCTTCGTATGCCATCATCGTTCCTTTTTCAAATTCGCCCAATTAAATTGGACACTCATTAACTCATTAAAATCAAAGTGCTTTCCAAAGCATTGCCGGAACGTCACCCCTTTTTCCTCAAAACCCCAACGCCTGTTGTCGTAGATATACACGGCCTCCGGCATTGTTACTACACCAGCAACAAAATCAATACCGCCTTTTGTCGCTCTCCACTTACCACTTCTAGCAGCCTGAGATTCAATCAGCGCCCAATGCTCTAGCAGTGGATACGTCTTGCTCTTTAGCATCCACCTTGGCGCAGTATTCTGAACGTCTACCCAATCGTCATCTCGCTTGTGGTCAATCATCCATTTCAAACACAGTGCTAAATGCTGGCTTAGTTTGATCTTATAAACCTTGCCCCACTTATCACAGCACGGACACTTGCCACCATCGCCTGCGATTGTCTGTTTCCAAGAACTGCGTAAACGATCTAAATACTCTGCCTCTTCGTTAAACAGTCTCAGTGTCGCGCCCATAGTTATGATCGTTCACGAATCTGAGTATTGATAATGTGCTTGGCGCTGCCAATCCCGTTGCTCAACACCTCGTATAGACCAGCATTAGCGTCACGCACCTGAGCAAAGAACTTACGATTGACCGTTTCAAACTCGCCTATCTTAAAAGACTTGTCCTCTACGCTAATCTTCTTGCTCTGCGCTACCTTGTCAATTAGGGTCAAGAAAGCATCTACCCAACCATCAGCGTCAGGATGATAAGAGTAAGGTTCCTCGCTGCCCGGAACAAACAAAGGCCAATCTCCAGCAGGCTCTTCCATTATTGTTGGCAGTGTAGGTATTGGCTCTGCCTGCGGGATTACGATATTTTCCTTATGGGCATTAGGGATTGTTTCGACTTCGGTTTCGTCCAGCATCCCAAGTCCACAGTGAGCAAGCACTGATCTGCGTATTGCTTTGGTAGTGCATTTAAGTATTGCGTTAGCAAGGCCATCTCCTTTGAGTCCTCCGATACTAACGGCACCTTGGTTTTCGCTAGAGCGTCCATCAGCCCCGGTAACTCTGACTGAGACAACGTAAATATCATCCAGCCGTTCCTTATTCGTAATTTGAGTTGACAGTCGATGGATGTTACAGAGTTGTTGCGTGGCTCCCGCATTGGCATATAGCACCTGCTTTCCTGATAGGTTCAGCAGGTCAAACGGTTTGGCACTTGGATCAAGGCCAATCTGTTTACAACGGTAGTTGTAGTACTGCACCTTCTGAACTTGGTTTAGCCCCGACAAGTCCCCTTTGGTCACTATTGATTCGATAATCGCTGGATCGATAACAGCGACCTCACCCTTTGGCATAGAAATGACATTGCTCATTGCAAACCCTCCCATTTGGCTTGCTCCATGTTCATATCGTCTATCATTTCGTTTTTCAAAGCCGTAGAAATGAATTCAAGGAGCCCAAGCGTCTGCACAAAACCATGCTTTTGTTGACACTTGTGCGCCCACATCAAACCCTCTTCAATCAGTGTTTGCTGTTGCTTTTCGTCACTGCCTTCATAATTTCTCATATTAAGCCCCTTATTTAATTAAGAATCGGCGTGAGCCGGGTTGTTCTACTACGAACTTTTCATAAGTCTCAGGCAACGCCTGCTTCAAAAGATCAGCAGAGAATCGCTTGCTTGGCTTACTAGACTTCCACGTGGCAAGAATTGAGCCATCGAAAGCCTTGAGTGTGGCCTTCGATTGCATAGCCGCTTGGATCATTTGCTTCAATCCTTCCTCGGCCTCCTCGTACTCTTTCATCTTGGCTTTGATTGCCTGCAATTGCTGGCAGGCTAACTCAAGGGCAGCGTTAGCCACCATGTCTGAGCCATCGTCAACCTTGTATAGGTCTTTGGTTGCGTCAGCCATCGTCACTGGGTTCCAGTTACGAGTCTGCACCTGTGCCCAGAACTCAGCCATAGCCCGTATGTGAGCCTCGGCCTCCAACTGAGTAAAGTTTTGTGGGAAGTGGCATAACTCTTGACCGCCAAAGAGAACGACCAAAACGATGTTCTCTACGCCCTCATGCACAATCTGTTCGTGCAAGCACTGGGCGCGGTACTTCTCAGAAACCATCTCCGTACCATCATCGCCATACTTCTTGCGCTGGTGTACGCCAAGGTTCTTGACCTCATACAAGGTCTTGCCATCGGCAGAGATGTAGTCAAAGTGTGATGCCATCCAATTGTGTTTTGAATGGTGCAGCGTGTAGTCAGCGTCTTTGAACTCCCAACCCCAACGCCCCGCAGCGATCCGCATAATAGGTTCTTGCAGGTGCAAGCCCATCTGTACGGGTTCTACATCGGATAGGTCAGGTGCATCCTTCTGCCCAACCTTTTGCAGGTAGACTTCACCGCCTTTACCTTCGGCGATCATGCCTGCGTCACTACTCCAAATTGCCTTGTCACGAATGGCAAGGTCTTTTTCGCTTAATGCCATATCAGCCCCCAAATTAAGATAGCGAAGTTACACGTTACTACAGAAATATCGTTTATGCAAGAGTGGTCTATTAAGTTTAAGCCAATCCTCGGCTTCCATTGTGTTTTTACTGTCCGTGCCATGCCCACGGCCTATCGTACTGCTGCCCACATGATGCACATAAGCGCGGGATAGGAAGTGCTTGTAGCCATCGTCTGACATATCGTGGCAGGCCACGTTGTCTGAGTAAAAGTTGATTGGCGGGAATCCGGGCCAACCATCCTTATCGACACTGGCAAAGAGTGGCGCAGTCCATTCCACCTGTGCAATGGTGTCCTCACTAGCCCACTTCATGCCTGCCCAAGTGTCATTCTCGGTCTTGGCTCGGATGTTCTGCGGCATGGTAGCCATGTTAGAACGTGCTGATACAAAGCCCACCTTATGACCCTGTTGCTTAAGTAACATCCTGTCATGGCAGAGTAACCAGTAGGTATTGGGATCAAGCACAACGTCATCGTTAGCCATGATGACTGTCTCATGCCCATCGAGGAACGCTTGGGTTATTGCATGGTTGAAGGAATCTCCGAAATTATTCTTATCGTTTTCCCCTAAGTAATGCACCCAATCCTGCTTATCTAGGGAGTCCCACTTGCCATAAACGTAAGTGGTTACTTCCCTTGGCACGTACATCCATATTGATTCTAAGAGTACGTTGATGCTTTTGCTGCCCTTAGTTGCTATGACGATTGGTGTCATCGGTCATCTCCATATCCAATGTAAATGCCAATGGCTACAACGACAGCCAGCAACATGAATAACTCGATGAGCCAGTTCATATCGATTCCTCTACCCTGATGATTACCCGCACTGGCTTGGCCTTGGCAAACCAGTAAGCATCGGTATCCAAGAAGGTCTGAGCATCCTTGCGGGTACGAAAGGTCATGGTTTTGAATGGCACGACAAACTGATAGTGCAGCAGGTCAGGGCGTTGAACGAACCTGCCCCGCTTATCTTGCAGTGCCCAACAGCGAATCTTGATCATTTGTCCCTCCAAGCAATAAAGCCAATCAGGACAAAGACTAGCACTACAAACCACGCCAGTTCTTGCGCTGTCTCTGCGGCCTGCCCTGACCTCACCCACCACTCATAGTTGATCTGGTTCATTCGTTCACCATATCTACTATTCTCTGGATCATCGAGCAGTGATGACGTAACTCAGTAGCCACTCCATCAATGTCATCCCAGTTGGGTTTATAGGCATTACGGCAAAGCCGGTTCAGGTCAGTCATCAGTTTATTCATCTCGACAACATGACTGCCAACGTCAAACAACATTGGATCAATGTTTACTCCACTCATATCAGCCCCCTGATTGATTAGTCTAAGTGTGATGCTTGGTCTAGTTGTAGCCTGCGTTCCTTGGCCTTGGTTAGTAGGTCTGCTACCTCTTTGGCCTCTTGCCTGATCCGATTCAACCTCTCGGTCAATTTACGCTCTATCACTAGGCTTTGTAACGCTAAATCTAAAGCCTCTTGGATACTGTATTCACGCTGTACATTCATGGTTAACCTCCGTAGATTAGGTATGTGTAAACGTCTACACGATATGAACCGTATACCCATGTTTGTCTGTTGTCAAGCGGGAAATAAAAAGGGGGGCTTTCGCCCCCCATAGATTAGTGCTTTAAGGTGATCACCTCGAAGTCGGTGATTTCTTGGTTGGTGTCATGCTCGAAGATTCCGCTATGGTCTGCATACCAGCCGTTACGGTTGGTCATGTCGATCAGAACCACCTTGATCGTTTCTCCGAATGAGTGCAGGTCTTTCCAGTCTCTCTTAGCCTGTTTGACTGCCCTCTTGACCGCTTCATCCTTGTCTGAGTTGTAAGCCCATGATGAACCGCCACCAACAAAAACGATGCCGCAATAGTTTGTACCCATTGAGTACCTCCATGATTAGGATTGTTAAAGAACGATGAGAGTTTTCACTCTCATTCACTATTATACACGTTCTATACAGTTTGTCAAGTCACTTGATACCACGATATGAAAATATGCTGTGGATAACTAAAAATATCTGTGGATAACTCTGTGGATAAGTTGTGGATAAGTGCTGTGTTACAATGCTCCCTAATATATGTCTTATATGCCTACATCTAGAGGGTTTACATCTACGTAGTACTTATCAATTCTAGAATGTAAACATAGCCTAGATAAAAAATCATCTAGTTAACTAAAATTCTAGGTTTATAGGTGGGTAGTATCTAGGTTTAGGT